GATCCAACCCCTGCGCATCAGATAATGCGGATTGTACGACTCAACGTTGGTGCTAATACTCTGGATTACGAAATAGGCGAATGGATATGAGAGTGGCTGACCCTGACCAAAGATACGCTGCAGCACCTTGGTCTTGTCGTTCTGGTTGATGAACGCGCACTGAGAGGCACCAAACACCTGCTGAAATCGCTGCTGAAATCCTGCGCGCACCAACGCGTCTATGGGCTGAATTACCTTGCTCATCACTACTCCTGCGACTGTGATCAGGAACCGGGGCCATAAAACAAAAGAGGCCCGGCGGCTATACCGGCGGGCCTCTTCCATTCCTGTCTTGACGCGTGACCGGTGACTTACTTGCGGGTCTTGCTGGCGCGCGCAGTCTTCGGTTTCGTCATCGAAGCGAGCACTGCGGCAAACGCTTCGCCTTCCTCTTCGTCCTCGTCTTCGACGGCTTCGTCTTCGACTTCTTCCGGTTCACCTTCCTCGGCCGCGTCGACTTCTTCGCCTTCGTCCTCGTCAGCTTCGGTATCCAGTTCGTCGAGGTCGCCAACCAGCGATTCGAGAGCTTGATCTTCAGCCGACAGAACCTTCGACTTGGCTGCCACCGGCTTCTTCACGGTCTTGGCCGCCGCAGCTTGTGCAACGAACGCTGCCTGATTGTTCGCTTCGATGATGGCGATGGCTTGCGGAAAATCCGGGGCCTTGACTGCGCGAGCGAGGCATTTGGCCGCCACTTTCAGGCGTCCTTGACTCAGCTGCTGACCAGCCAGTGCCAGATAATCCAACGCATGGTTGTATTGCTTCATGGTCAATCCTTTGTATGCGAAAGATGTTAAAGGCCAGGAGTAGCTATAGGATTTGCCGTCTAGCTACTCCTGAGGGGCTGGCCTCGATTAGAGGCGGAGGCCCTTGGCGACCGAGCGGCTGTTCGCCACACTGACTGCCAGCGACTCGTACATGACCCAGCCGCGACCTGGGATACGCTCGATGCTGATGTCGATCGGCTGCGATTGGAGACCGCCACGATCGCTGTAGGCACCATGGTTCAGCGCGTCGCTGATCACGAAGAACTCGCCTTGGTTCAGGACCTTGTGTTCCGGGTGACGGTACGCATCCGACGTGACGGTACAGCCGTACAGAACGCCGATTTCACCGGTGAGCAGCAGTTCGTGACGTGCAACCGGATCGATCGCCGTATAGAACGCTTGATTGCCGATGATGTCCTGGTAGATGTCCGTAGCGATCAGCACGTGCGGAGCCTTCAGGCCCCAACGCGTGACGTTGGTCATCACCTGCGCGAATGCGAGCGGCGTAAGCCCACCGACGATCACGCTGAGCGGGTTGTCGACGCCGACGATCTGATTGACCTGGTTGTACCAGAGGCGGTCTTCGCCGACCATCACGGCTTCGGTCGCTTCCACGTACTTTTCTTGCAGCACGTCGCCAGCCGACTGGTTCAGTTCGTTCAGCGGAATGAACGGACGGGTCACCACTTGCAGTTCCGGCGGAGTGAACCATTTGTCGCGGGTGATTTGCGACTGGATCTTCGTCGGGCTCGTCGAGTAGACGGCCGTCACGTTCTTCGTGCGCAGCGGGAAGCGCGGGATCGAGCCTTGTTCGACCGAGATCTTGGTCAGGTACTTGCGCATGAACCCCTGACGGTTCGCCGTGATGTACAGGCTGTCGGCGATCTTTTCACCGAGAACGCGGTGCGCTTCGGTGTCGTTGAACGCGGCTTGCACCAGTTCTTTCGACGTCTTCGCTGCTTGTTCGGCCGACGCAAACACTGCATCGCTCGTCACCTGACCGGACGACGCTGCCTGGATGAACGCGAACTGGCGGTTCAACAGGTCGCGCTTGTTCGACGCGTTGATTTCACCGTTGCGGCCCACCGCACGTTCGCCCGAACCTGCAAAGCGATATTCGCTGGCTGCAACCACCGGCGTCTTCGACGCACTGATCTTGACTTTACGCATGGAATACTCCGTATGTTTGTTGGGTCTGCCTCACCGACAAGTCCCGAGGGACCTGCCGATCAGGCTAGAGAGTCGGCTTTTAGTTCGCCGAGAAGTGGATGCCGAGGAACGGCTGATCTTGACCCGGAACTGCGATGACGTTGCCCGGAATGGCGACGCCCGAGCCCGACTGGTCGGTCAGCTGACCGTTGGCGTTCATCTTGATGGACGTTGCAGCCGCCCAGTTCTTCGATGCGTCGAATTCCGACGTGTAAATGGCACCACGCGACGCCACGCCGATTTGACCGACGTAGGCACCGACGTAGCCACCCGGCTGGATGTCACCGAACAGGACGCGTTCCTGAACGACGGTCAGTGCGTACTTGTAGGTCACGGTCACCGTGTTGCCAGCCGTGAGGCCCGTCACGTTCGAACCCGTAACCGTGTAGCCCGTCGCCGGTGCGTTGGCCGTGTTGTCGAAGATGAAGACCTGGCCACTGACCGGAGTGAGCGACAGGGCGATGGCACCGCTCGAGTTGGCGACGAACTGCTCGACCTTGTTGTAGTACGATTCCGGGAACGGAAGAGCCGACGTGCCAGCGATGGAGAAGCCGACGAAGATGTCGTTTGCCGTACCGGTCGACGGGAGCACCCCAACCGACGAAGCACCCGACGTGCGAACCAAAGCTTGGCCTTCTGCGGTGAAGACAGCACCCGGAGCGGCAACCGCTTCGTAGCTATCCGCGAGTTTCGTGAATGGCAGGTAGAGAGACATGTAAGACTCCTGAATGAATTCGATGTTCAGCAAACGGGGTGCCCTACTACTAGCACCCCGATGCCATAAAACTACGTGTTGCTTGGCCAGCCCCTTTTAGGGCCGTTTAGATGCTGAAGGGCAGCGGCGCTTCACCTGCGAGAACTGCGGCAGCGGATACCGAGTAACCTGCACGCTTGGCCGTCACTTTCTTGCCATCCGTACGACGAATCGACGGATTGGCCAGCGCAGCCTGTACGGTCTCCGGCGATTCGAACTCTTCTTCGAAGTCGTCGTTGAACTCGGTTTCGCCGCCATCAGCATCTGCGAACTCAGCCTGGAAATCCGGGCTCGCGCTGTCGCCGAACAGTTCATCGCTCTCGTCCACGTCACCGTCGAGACCAGCGGTCGTCATGTTCAGAGCTTCGGCAAACGAGTTGCGCACCGGCTCCGGCATACCCGACAGCTTGGTAGCCACCGTGAGGATCGACTTCGAGTATTCGACGCCATGCGACGCAAACACGCGACGTACGAGCTTGGAAGCTCCGCGCATACCCGCCGCTTGCAGTTCGGACACCATTGCCGTCATCAGGGTGTTTTCCACATCCTGGAACTTGCCGCGATTGACACCTACGGCAGCGATGGCCAGACACTGCTCCATCGAGTCCTGCTGTGACTTGGTGCTACGGCGGATGGCCGCCGTCACCTTGTTGGCCTTGGCTTCGACACGCTTATTCAGCACGTCTTGGCCAGCGACGTTGACATTGGCGAGGGCAAAGCCCATCTTGCGAAGACCAGCGCGCATGCCATGCTTCGACATTTCGGCTTCGGTAACGGTCTGGAATTCATCCGACAGGTACATGTCGCCGTGACCGGCCTTGACCGCCAGCTTCTTGCCAATCGAGGCCACGATGCGGTTGGCCTTGATAGCATGAACGCGAGTGCCGATGGTGGCGAACACCACGTTGTCGCCTTCGTCGTCCGTACCGTCGATGTCGACCAGTGCCATCGAATCGGAGGCCGCAACCACAGGCTTCTTCGTGCTGGCCATCACGCCGTCGTCTTCCTCGTCATCTTCGATACCCGAACCGTCGACATCGTCGAACTCGGCGGCGACTTCTTCGCTTTCGTCACCAGGTTGATAGCCGTCGTCGACTTCGAGTAGTGACTGCGGAGTTGCCCCTGCGTCGTCTTCCAGCTCAGCGCCTTCTTCGTCTTCGTCCTCGAATTCGGCTTCGACTTCGGTACTGTCTTCGTCTTCCTCGTCTTCCTCCGAATCTTCGAGGTCTTCGAGATCAGCCGTGAGTTCGCCACCCATCGGCAGATAGCCAGCCGCCGGATCTTCGTCGTTGGCCATGTGCTGCGTGTCCTGCAGACCAGTTTCGCAGTCGCTGTCGGCGTTGACATTGGTTTTGGCCTTCAGACGCTTGGCCGCCTTGGTAGCCGTGGCCTCGACGCCGGAATCCTCGTCCGCGAACGGGAAAGCGCCGTCCTCGTCGTGCTCCGTGGTCTCATCTTCCATCTCATCCAAGCCTGCCTTGGCCGGATGCTTCTTGCCCGAAGTAGGTGCCAGCGGAACCGGCGCGTGCTTCTTGGCAGGCTTGGCCACGGTCTTCGTCTTTGATTTCGTCGACGCCGTGGTCTTGCCACCGTTCATGCGATTCGACTTTTCGCTGAACGTTTCTTCGTTGTTGAAGTGCGTCGATCCCGGAACACCAAGCTCGTCCGGATCGTACAGCTTGTTCGGATCTTGGTTGTTTACTACAGCTTGATCGCTGTCTTTCGCCGGTTTCGTCGTCTCGTTCGGAAAGTGCGTGCTGGTGGCCGAACCCGCGCCCTGAGCAGCCTGCACCTTCTTCTTGGTTACGATCGCCATAGTTTCCTCACTCAGAAAGATTTATATGTGCTCCCATTCGGGCCGGCCCTGATTGGAGCGCACATTATCAAAGTGGGGATTGCTTGGTTGGGGACTAAGGCGCATCCGAGAACTGCTGGTACGTTGCGTACCTGGATGCAAAAATGGAATTTTGGTCCAAAAGAAGGCCCTCGGGCATTTGCGCCGGAGGACCTTTATGGATAATGATATGCGCGTGGATTGTGAACGTAGTGTCCTGTCCAGCCTTTATGGAACTGCTTCTCACCACGCAAGACTGCAGACAGACTACCTTGATTACTCTGGTTTGGTGTCACCCCACGGATCCCACACTTCGTCACTGAGGGCAGGTGCCCATGCGGGATCCTTGACGATGCTACATTCAATGGGGGAAATGCCATGTGCATTGAGGAACGCCAGATGATTCTGACCGTCGTAGTGCTTGAATTCACGCCAGTTGACGTTGGCCGGACTGGTGATATGAGAACACACTTGACGGCTGGAACACGGACTACCACAGAATCCACAGGTGAAACTGTCGACCAGCGCACCCATCGAGTAGGTGTTGATAGCCTTGGTCAACACCTGCTGAGCCACGTCCTGATACTTCGTCTTATCGACAGCCACCAGACCCATGACCTTCCACAAACGGCCACCACCATAGCCCATGACGCGTGTGAGCGCCGCGTCCAGCATCACTCCGTAGGCTCGTTCATGGACTTCGTTGTCGTGTTCGAGATGGATAGGACATCCACCCCAAGCCTTAAACGACTGGCGATTCATTGGAGGAGGGTGGAAGGCTGCCAGTTCGGTAGCGGGAAACGCAATCCCGTTCCGATTCGGGATGTCGGAAGGACAGACCAGCGTTGAGATGATGATATAGTCTTCGATGCGCGGACTGATCTTGTAGACACTGGCAGCAAAGGGCAGCCACGTCTCATAATCCATCTTACCGACCTGCTCGCCACTCTGATCCTGATACAGTTCCTTGATCTGATTCTTCGCCCCGTCAGCGTCGAACACGATCTCGCCACGACTCACATTGTCCACTGACTTGG